TGTCGATTATGGACAAACTCAAAAAGAACAGTAAGATCAAGACGACAGATATTCTTGCTGAGTCAAAATTCTTCAATGAGAAGGATATGACACCAACCAATGTTCCTATGGTGAATGTTGCGTTGTCCGGGTCTGTCGATGGTGGCCTGACTGCGGGGCTGACCGTGCTTGCTGGTCCATCTAAGCACTTCAAGACCAGCTTTGCGCTGTTGATGGCCGCCGCATATCTAGAAAAACATAAAGATGCCGTGATGCTGTTTTATGATAGTGAATTTGGTTCTCCGCAGAGCTACTTTGAGCAGTTTGGTATCGATGTTGCTCGAGTGCTTCACACTCCCATTGCCAACGTCGAAGAGCTGAAGTTTGATATGGTCTCTCAGCTGGAACAGATCGAGCGTGGAGATAAGGTTGTCATCGTTATCGACTCGATTGGTAACCTCGCGTCGAAGAAAGAACTCGACGATGCGCTCAACGAAAAGTCTGTTGCGGACATGTCTCGCGCTAAGGCACTGAAAGGCCTGTTCCGCATGGCGACTCCGTATCTGACGATGAAGAACATTCCAATGATCGCTGTCAACCATACATACAAAGAGATCGGGCTGTTCCCCAAGGATGTTGTTGGTGGCGGCACGGGGATTTATTACTCAGCAGACAACATCTGGATTCTCGGCCGTCAGCAAGATAAGAAGGGCACTGAGATCCAAGGATATCACTTCGTAATTAATGTGGAAAAATCTCGTTATGTTAAAGAAAAGTCTAAGATTCCTATTACTGTTTCCTGGGACGGTGGTGTTCGCCGTTATAGTGGCCTTCTTGATGTGGCTCTCGCTGGTGGCTACGTTACTAAACCTTCCAACGGGTGGTATTCTTCAGTTGATAATGAAACTGGTGAACTTGGCCCGAAGGTTAGATATGATCAGACTCTAGAAAAAGACTTCTGGGATCCTATCTTCGAAGATACCGATTTCAAAGAATTCATTAAGAAACAGTATTCAATCGGCCATCAGTCATTGGTTGATATGGATGAAATTGTGGAGGACTCTCAATGATTAATTGTATTATGTTAGCTGGGCTGTTTTACATTGCAGGTGAAGACGCCCGAGGTAACCCTTTCATCGTCAATCTCTACTCAATTGAAGCGGTCCACCAGGTAGAAGACCAATCTATTTTTACGTTAGGCAGCGGGCAACCGGTTGCGGTTGATCTACCATTGGTTGATGTGGCGATTACAATGGACTCGTGTCTCCAGGTGTTTGCTGATAATCTCTATGGTGAAGATCAATGATTGATCTGAACAAAGTATCGGAGGGGGTCGATTACAACATCGTCCCCCACACGCAAGAAGAAGAAGTGTGGGCTGTTGAAATCATTAGAGGTCAGTATGAAGGGATCGGCCTGATATTTGAAGAGATCAAATTCGATCGCACATATCTGTCATTTAAATTAAGTACAATCAGCTTGGAAGATGGTAGTGCTGTTGAACAAGACGAGCAGCTGAAAACGTATGCAGGTGATGTGATTGAAGATATTATCAAGAATGCGATTGCCAATGGTACGATTGATCTAAGTGAGAGTGAAGATGGTAAAGACAGCGATCAGTAAGCAGTGGGTTGAAAACCAGGACTATGAATTAATTCCCCGAGACGACAACGATTGGCACGTTCGTGTATTGACGGGAGAGTTTGTTGAGTGTATAATCAGGTATGGTAACGTTCGATTTGACGAGCAGAACGCGACTATGCATTTTGACTTTACCGTTATTGAATCAACGGATGAATCGTTTGATAACGAACATCCTGAACTTCAGAAAGTTGCCAGCCACATTCTTCACAGCATTCTAATCGGGGCATTGGATGAACATAACACTTGAACAAACTATCCTGCGCAATCTTATTGTCAATGACGACTACATGCGCAAGGTGCTACCTTTTGTCAAGGTAGAATACTTCCAGGGCGTATACCAACAACTGTTCAAGGAAGTAGGCAAGTTTGTTGGCAAATACAACAGACTTCCTACTATGGAAGCATTTAAGATCGAGCTCGATGACAGCACAATGAGTGACGAGCAGTATTCTCATGCAATGGAGATTCTGCCAAGCATCTTTAATGAGGATCAGGTTGATCAGCAGTGGTTGCTTGACACTACAGAGAAGTGGTGTCAGGACCGAGCAATCCACATTGCGGTCATGGAAGGGATCTCTATCATTGACGGTAAGCATTCCTCTCTGACGAAGAATGCGTTGCCGGACTTGCTGCAGAAGGCTCTATCGGTTTCCTTTGACACAAACATCGGCCATGACTACATTGACAATGTTGAGCAGCGTTATGATTTCTACCATGAGCAGGAAGAACGTATTCCATTTGATCTGGAATACTTCAACAAGATCACCAAGGGCGGACTTCCTAATAAGACTCTGAACATTGCTCTTGCTGGCACTGGCGTTGGCAAGTCGCTATTCATGTGCCACGTGGCAGCTGGTGCTCTCGTCCAGGGACGCAATGTGCTGTATATCACTATGGAGATGAGTGAAGAAAGGATTGCAGAACGTATTGATGCCAACCTGCTAAACACGCCGATTGACCAGCTGGAAACGCTGACTAAGTCAATGCTTGTTGATAGGGTTAATGCGATTGCAGAACGGACTAAGGGCAAGCTGATCATTAAGGAGTATCCAACCGGTCAAGCAAACAGTGCTCACTTCAGATCACTTCTCAATGAATTGAAGCTAAAAAAGAACTTTGTCCCAGAAATCATCTTCATTGATTACCTAAATATCTGTGCTTCATCTAGGATGAAAGCAATGGGAGGGTCAATCAATTCCTACACTTATATTAAGGCTATTGCCGAAGAGCTTAGAGGCTTGGCGGTTGAGTTCAATGTGCCGATCTTCTCAGCGACGCAGACTACGCGTTCGGGTTACAGCAATTCTGACCCGGGTCTCGAAGATACGTCAGAGTCTTTTGGATTACCAGCCACCGCGGACTTAATGTTCGCTCTTGTCAGCAATGATGAATTGAATGCCCTCGGGCAGGTGATGGTCAAACAATTGAAGAATAGATACAATGATCCAACGCAGCCAAAGAGGTTCTTTGTGGGGATTGACAGATCAAAGATGAGGCTGTATGATACAGACAATGCAGAAGAAGACATTGTTGACGATCGGCCTGCATTTGATAAAAGTGAGATGAACAGTCGCTTTGAAGACTTTAAGATTGAATAAGGAGAAGTATAATGGCTAAGGGCAAGAGCTCCAAGGGCAAGAACTACACGTCAAAGGGAGAGCGCAAGAGCTCAATCAGCACCGCAAAGATGCACACTGCATCTGATCGCATGCTGTATAAGATGGCTGCTTTGAAGAAAGGCAAGAACGTATACTTCACTATTGAGAATCCGAACAAAGCGGAAACCAACAAGAAGTTCATCCGCGTAAAAGTTGACGGTCGCCAGTGGCAAAAACGTATGGAAGGTAAAGGTTAATGAAGGCTTGGCTCGTCGTAGAACCGAAACCCGCCCCTGAACTTTTGAAAGAGGGGCTTGAAAACGCAGGAGATCTAATTGCCTACTGTGCCCGAGTATCTAATCCAACTAACGAGTTCAACACAGAGACCGGAGAGCGACTCATCCGATATCTCATCAAGCACAAGCACTGGTCACCTCTCGAAATGTGCTCAGCGACCGTCGGAGTGGAAACGACAAGGGACATCGCAAGGCAGCTGCTGCGACACCGGAGCTTCTCTTTCCAAGAATTTAGCCAGCGATACAGCAATCCAAATGACCTCGATGACACCTTTGTATTGAGGGCGGCCAGGCTGCAGGACACAACTAATCGTCAGAACTCTATTGAGTGCTTCGATCTTGCGATTATTGGGTCATGGATAAAGAAGCAGCAAGAAGTAATCGATAAAGCCAAAGAAGTTTATAATTGGGCTATTGAGAATGGCATTGCAAAGGAGCAAGCTCGCGCTGTGCTTCCGGAAGGTAACACAAAGTCCAAACTATACATGAATGGCACTCTAAGGTCGTATGTTCATTATCTTGAGCTACGAACCGCAAATGGCACGCAGCGTGAGCACATCGAACTTGCAAGAGCTGTTGGCGAAGCTATCTCAAAGATTTTTCCAATGGCAGAGGAGTTCATCCAAGATGGGTAAGAAGATTTCCACATACTACGCAGATGATGGCCGAGGGCACTGTGAAATTCACGTTGACTACAAAGAAGAAATGTTTTATATTAAGTACTTCGATGATAATAGAAAAATGTTTTTTACTGAGGAGTTCCCAAATAAGTCTATGCGGTACGTGGAAGACGCTGCAGAGAATTGGGCGTTAGGAATTAAGAAATTGGAGGCACAGTATGGCTAACGAACCACGTACCTACAAGTACGTATCGACTAAAGAATATCATGATGCATTCCCTTGTGCATACCGCCAGTGGAGGGCCGACTCCCACTGCAATCTGATTCATGGGTATTCATTCTCTATGAAGTTTTACTTTGGTACAGATGATCTTGATGTTCGTAACTGGGCCGCCGATTATGGTGGTCTGAAAGAGTTGAAAGGAATCCTGGAGGATCAGTTTGATCATACGCTGCTTGTAGCTGAGGATGATCCTGAGCTTGAAACGTATAAGCTGCTTGAGTCTAAGAAGCTGGCCAAGCTGACTATTCTTCCTAAGCTCGGTTGTGAGGGACTTGCTGATCAGCTGTATAAGTTTGTTAATGGCGTTTACATTCCAGACATGTGGGGAGAAGCAGAATCCAAGCGTCTGTGGTGCTATCGTGTAGAAGTACGTGAGACTCAGAGCAACATGGCGTTCCGTGAAGGTCATCGCGAGTGGAATGAGGATCTTTTTGCAGATTAAAAAAGCATGGACAGTCCCAGTGATTGATGTTGATGGGGAGCTTGGATTTGAGCTCCCCGACGAAGTTATAGATCAGCTAGGTCTTTCTCCCGGTGACATTATTATATGGGAGCAGTATAATAAAGACAGCTGGGTCTTGAAAAAGAGAGAAGAAAAATAAGCTTAAATCCAGGGAGTGATCTTATATATAATAGTGTGAAGGGTTTAAATAGAGAGCACTGCAGTGTACATATATAAGATTACCAATTTAAAAACAAATAAGTGTTATGTAGGTAAAACAACAAATACTATTCAAAAGCGATGGTATCAACACTGTAAGAATGCAGAATATGGTGTTGATACCTATCTTTATCGTTCAATGAGAAAGTACGGTATTAATAATTTTAAAATTGGCGTTGTTGAATTTGTTAATACAGATATTAATCTTCGCGAAATGTATTGGATTAATCAAATAAATCCTGAATACAACATGACTGCGGGGGGCGATGGGGGATGGATCAACGATCA